AATTCTTAATTCTACCTTTTTAGTTAAATCTCCATTTTCATATCCGTAAATATTTTCATCAGATCTCAAGTCGGTAGTAGAACTGATATTACTATTGATACCACTACAGTTTAAAAACTGATTGATTGTCTTATCTGTATATGTGATTGTATTTCCACCACATACAATAGTTCCCGAGTTTGCAAATCCAATTGTAGAATCTACAGTAATTACTGATGATCCCGAAGATACATCACCAATTACTTTGGTCTTTCCTGGAATTGTAAATGATCCTTCAATTAGTTCTTTTTCATCATATCCGATGAAAAGACCGAGTTTATAATATACTTTTCCTTTCCTACTAATAACTTCAACTTCAGATACTGATGCCTGAGTTTGGAAATCTGTGGATTTTCTTATAGTTTGTCCAACTAGATTATTTGGATCTCCAGAAATTCTTTCAGCTACGACTACTTCTCTTCTAATAAAATTAGCAGAAGAAGGTTTGACAAGGTATTGCTCAAGATCAATAACTCTTGGAGTAACTCCATAGAGAATATTAAAGAGTATTCTAAATGATTCTTCAGTTCCTTTTGCTCTATAAAAAGTCTTTGACTCTTTTATGAAATTACTTACGTCAAGATTTGAAACAAAGTTATTGTTTTCTAATCCTGGAGTCAAGGTATACTTGACTTTTTGATAGAATTCCTTTAAGAAAAGAGCACTAAGATTTAAAACTGATGATCCAGATTCATGACTGGATGCTGATGATGTCGAAAATTCTAAAGAACCTGGATTGTTCTGTGAGTGAAAAGTTGTAATTCCACTAAAACCACGTATGCAACCAGTAAATGTATTTGTCGTTAATCCAGTATAGGTGATAATTTCACTATCAATTTTGAAAAGACCATACTGATTAGGAAAACCTTTAGTGCTTGTTACACTAATGACATCAGACGAATTTGTTACGTCTGACGTTAAAGAAGTCTGTCCAACAATTACTTCAGGTGTTAGATTGTCTAACTTTAAGTATTGATCTAAATTTTCTATAATATCAACTGTACCACCAGGAAATTCTTGTGATACGTAATATTGTTTTAAAAATTCTGAAGCTTTTGGACTCTCTGATAAAATAAACTCTGGAAGTTGATTCTCAACAATCTGTTGAATTTGTACTCTTGATTCAATCCCGGTTGCGATCATCTTATATCCTCTTTAGTTCTCCGTTTAAATAATTCGATGTTACCTTAAATCCAATACCAGATATTTTTTCACCAGATGATATTGTATCCTTAACCATATTTATGGTACTATTTTCGATATTGAAACTCAGATATAGATCTTTGAGACCGACAATATCGTTCGATTCTGGATACGCCTGAATCTCAATAATGTTATTATCTTTTACTGTAGAAGTAATGTTTATTGTTGTTAAAATAATTTCACCAGTCTTGTAGTCTACTGTTCCTGCAGATTTAATAACTACTTGACTATCTCCACCAATCACACTTGGTTTAACAATTGATATCACACCCATTCCACTACCATCAAGATCACCGGTGGTAGTTTTGTTTGGGACATCAGTCAAGTATACAGTATCGGCAACTCCAGAAATCTTAAATCCAGTGCTCTTGATATTATATCCTTTTTGATTGATGTGGAATTGATTTCCAAAACACAGTTCATACTGAGCAAATTGACCGACCGCTGCCTTTAAATTTCTTCTAATAATTACTCTAGTAATATTGGATGTAATTGAAGTATCAACATCATCAATAATTCTAACCAACTTACTATACTTAAATCTTCCACCAAACTTGTTCACATCAGTAGAACTAGAATATGTGGATAAAGCACTTGAAATTCTAGTTTTTAGATCATTAACATTTGATACTCTTGGTGAGTCGTAGTAAACCGCAGTATCAATCTCAACATAAAGAATTTTTAGATCTATGATTGATTGATTGATACCAGCAAGAGAATAGTTCTTTAGTTTGGTTAAAATTTGCTGCTTATCAAAATCTGATACGTAATCACCATTCTTTGGTTTTATACTAATCAATACGGTGCCATATTGGGGTGGATCCAATTCTTCCCCACCAACAACGGACACGGATTCTGTGTTTGGATAGATTTGTTGAATTATGGATTCATAATCTCTTGCAGTAACTGCTCTGTACTGTGAAGAATAAACTCTTGGTGCAAAATACTTAATCGAACTAATTGGTTCAATATCACCACCATTTGCAGATGAAGAGACGGTTATAACAGAAACTGATGAAGGGTTTACAAGTTCATCCAAAGATCCTCTAAATGAACCAGAGAATGAAAATGCTGACGCCCCATTACCATCAGTACCGTCAGTAACGATGTATGATACCGTGATGATGGCACCGTCTTCTAGTTTCTTTCCAAAAATTCCATCCCCAAAAAGAAGTTCATATTTCTCATCTTTAATCTCCTGGATCAGATATGTTTCTGATGATCCATCCAAGTTTAAAATATTATCTACTAACTTATACTGCCTACCCAATCCACTATCGGCAATACCCTTTACATAGACTACAATAGTCGAAGTATCAATAAATGAGTTGTCAAGGATAAATTTCTGATCAAGAGATCCATCAACAACAAATTGATTGCGAAGTAGTGTTCCCTGATAAATCGTTAAGTTGTCAAAGGATGCTGAACCACTAACTACTGTTGTTGTGACATTCTCTGGTACTGAGAAAAGATATGATGTGTCTTCTATACTACCAACACACACTAGACCTGCCTGTAAGGTCAACGTTGGACTTGTTGTGGTAGTTGGTACTGTTAATGAAACTGTCGCCTTAGAGCAGGTTCTAGAGCGTGGTACGTAACCAATATTTCTTGCAAGAGAAACGACATTCTCTCTTAAAGTTGCAGAATCCAAGAAGGATTCATTAACAACCATGTTAGAGTTGAATGCCGTTATGTAAGTATTATATGCTAACGTATCAATCAGAATAGAAAAGTTCGACCCCTCAAAATCAAAATCCGTGAAATTAGAATTTGCACGGAGATAATCTTTTATCGAGGTTTTGATCTGATCAAAATCTAGATTGGTAAACTGTGTAAAAGGCATTTTATCTGGTTGCCTCTAAGATAAACGAATATTCTTGAGTCGGAAACTCTTGCCCAACAATATCAAAAAATATGTATACTTCAAACTCATTTGTATCTGGTCTGGGTTCTACCTCAACCTTTACATTTTCAACTCTATCTTCGTAATTTCTTATTGATTCTAAGATTTGAGTTTCTATAACTGATGCAGTACCATAATCTACAAATTCAAATAGACTACTACGTACATCAGAACCAAAAAGAGGGTTGAAGAACTTTTCTGTAGGGAGTGTCTCTACAATATTTCTTACAGACCTCTTTATGGCATTCTCATTTTTCAGTATTGGTAGATCCTTTGTGACCGGATGAGGAACAAAGGATAGACTAATATCTTTGAAGGACCTAGATATCCTTTGTATTGCCATTGGACAAGTGATTTTCTTCTGTTATTTATGACCAATTACCAATAAGTTCCGTATCCAGGTTCCGTTCCGTACTCCCAATCATCATAATCCTCATCATTACGAATCTTCTCATGAAGTTCAGTTTGTTTTTTTAGGTCGTGATGAGGCGCAAGGTCGTGCATAACTTCTGTTAATACTCTTTTTGTGGGTAAATCTCTCATCGAACCATAATCCGAGGCAAGACGATCGGTTCCCCACATTTCTCTCATGTATTCGTTGTTCCTATCGACAGGTGATTGTCCCATTTTAGCTCCTGTTTTGTGAAAAAACAGAACTTTTAGAGGGGTTGCTATCCCTTAGTGCTATTTATTTCACCCAAAAACCATCCCTAAGATAGTCTGGATCCTCTATGTACTCATATTTTTCTTCCATTTTCACCGGTTGTCCCTTCCAAACTGGTATTGCTACTGTATTTCCATATCTAAAGTCGGGATTTCTACGAAAATGAACTTCTATAAGTTTATTTCCAATGAACTCACAATTAATCCACTCATAATCACCTCTCAAATCTTCTAAAACTTTGGGATATTCAATTTTTATATCAACCTTTTTCCACATATCCCACTTATAA